AACTGGGGTTTTGATTTTTTAATTTTGGCCCAACAGACAATCAATACCAACAACGCCGCGGTCGTCAATAACCACTGCGCCGGCATTAAATGTACCGCCAACCAACCATTCGCGATAATCAGGGATCCAATCAATGGATGTTGTGATATCTTTTTGGCTGGCATAACCGATTGCGTCTTTGTGCCATACAAAGCCGCGAACGCTACGCGATGCGCCTTCGCCCGATTTTGGCAACCCAATATCTTCGCCTTTATCTGCGAACATCTTGAATTCAAAGCCTAATGCGGCCTTGCCGGTACCTGCGTTGACATCTGCCAATTGACGCTTTTCCACAAAATCATTGGATGTGAATTGTGTTTCGTCTAACAGACCACGCAGCATGTATGGATGATACACGAAATAGCGACCTTCAAATGGAACATCATTTTTGTCCAATTTGTATTTCGCATCTTTCAGTATCGCCAAAGACATTGCTTTTGTCTTGTCGCCAACAATCATGTTGGTTTCGTCAACACCGTCGGCCATTGCGTCAACCTTGATTTGGTCGCGGCGGCAACCCAATGCATTGGAACAAATCTGTGCCAATTCCTTCAATTCGTCAAAATTGATGGTCTTTGGATCAAATTCGTCCACATAATCAAACGCATCCCACGCTTTCAGCGGGCATAACACAGCGCTGACTTTTGCGCCGGCGCCGGCTACTCTTTGATGTGGCTTGTGTTCTGTTGCTACCACTGTACCAGATTTACGGAATTGCACTTCTTTACCCGGTGTTGCTGGTTTTTCGCGGGTTGTGCCGTTTAATACACCGACCTTCAAATATGCTGATTTCACTTCGGCATCATAAAAGGTCTGTTTTGCTTCATCAATATTAAAAGCCATTTTAGTTTCCTTTTTTTATGTATTTTGGGTTTATATATATGATAAAGCCGAATGTATTTGCGGGGTCGGAATTTCCGATAAAGCCCAACTTCGGGTCATATATGGACGCATTGCATCCATGAATCCGGATTGTCCGGATTCCTGCATACAACTGCTTAAATTGCGCTGATTGGCAACTTTCCTGTGCGGCCGGCGGCTGCGCGCTGCTGTAAAATTTCCATTTTGCGCGCATCGCTTGTGTTCGGATTCACATATTCCTGTGCCAAAACCGCATCTGTTGGCAAACCGTCGTTGTTGGCGATATTGCTTGGCGGAATGTCCGCACTGCTAGTTTTTCCAAACAGCGCTTTGAATTTGTGCAAAACACTGTTTATCAATGGGTTTCCTTGTTCTGCTGCCAAAACCAACATTTCTTTTTCTTTGTCCGAAAACAGCCCGTAATTCTTTACCCAATCAGTATTTTCTTTTACAATTTTTTCGGCATCGTCGCCCAAAATACCTTTCTGTAATTCTAACTGCGCGGCGGCGGCTTCTTCGGCCGTTCTGGTATCCACAACGCCCAAATCTTTCATTAAACCAAACAATCCTTCTTTGACCGCATTCGCCTGCGCCAACGATAAACCGTTTTCCTTGGCAATTTTATCTACATTGCCCAATGTTTCTTTCAAAAACGCGGCTTTTTCGTCTTCGCCTTCGGCAAACTTGGTAAATTCTTCGTTCTTGTACCCCTTGCTGTATTCTTCGGCCGTGGCCAATGCGTCTTTGTTTGATACCTTCTTGCGCATATCGGCAACTTGCTTTTCCAAATTTGCCTTTTCTGCGGCGTGTGCATCAAACTTCGCTTTAACCGAATCCGGCTTTAATGCGTGATTTTCGTCAAACATTTCGGCATCAAATCCTTCTGGCGGCGTCCAATCATTGCCTTTGTTGTCCGGATCCACTGGATTATCTGGTGTTTTATCAACCGGATTGTTTAATTTTTCGTCGTCGTCCATGCTTTGCTCCTTTTACTTTTTGTTCATAAATGCCCGAATTTGCTTAACAACCGACCGCTTGCATGTTTTTACATATTCGGCTTCGCTTGATGCCGGATTTGTGCCAACATCATACAATTCGGCCAAATATTGTAAAACCGCTTCGCCGTGTGGGTTATCAAAAACGCGACAAAACAGTTCTTGCCGCGCATCTGGCGTTATCATTTTTGCACCTTATTTGTTGCTGCCGCGCGGGCTTCTTCTTTTCCGCGGGCAATGATTAACTCTTTGTCAATTTCCGCTTGCTGCGCCGCCTGATTACTTTCGGCTATCTGCTGGTCATACTGCGCTAATTCTTCGTCTGTACGAATTTCTTCTGCGTCCATGCCGATTGCTTTTAGTATCTTTGGTACTGCGACATCCGTTTTCACAAACCGCGCTGTTGTTGCGCCGGTCGCATCAAAACTGTTCATTAACGCGATGGCGTTCATTTTCTTTTCCATCTTGTCCATCGCCTGTAAATTGGCCAGTTCTGTATCAATTCGGATTTTTGCGCCGTATCCGTTCAACATTTCAATATCAAAATCCAGCGGGAATAACCCTTGGCGCTGCAACACATCAATCATACGCTTTACAATCGCGTACAAAAACACATCCAACCGCCCCAGCGAATTGGCGATAATGCGCTTTTGCTGCGCATCTTCCTTTTGTACTGCCGTTGCTGTTTGGTCTGGAATATCCGACAATGTGTTGCTAAACATACCGCGCTTTACCGACATTGTTAATGCTTGCATGTTCCAGTGCTGTAAATCGGCCTGTTGATTGACCGACACCGGTACTAACGGCGGATTGTCTTTTGCATTGGCATTTACTGGCAATATTGCCCCCGGGCGTATCAGCCAGTTTTCGTAATCTTCCGAACTGTCCACCAAAAAGAACGGCACGATAAACTGTAATGCACGCAGACTGTATTCCTTCAATCGGTTCAATGTTTTGAAATCGTCAATAACTTTTAATCCCTGCCCACGACCGTATGTTTCGTTGCTCATTTTTGTCCAACGCAGATTTATAAACGGCGCTGTGCGGTATTCGCGCTGCACAATCGCTTTTTTGTCTTTGTCGGTAATAACCCAATAATTCCATGTTCGCGTCTTTGGATCGTAAAATGTCGCTTCTGTAATCGCGACAACATCGTCCGGCCGGTCTGCATCGTACTCGTGTTTGGCGTCCTTCCATTGCTGCACAACTTCCCAATTTTTCTTATCAAATTTGCGGAAATAATACCATGTTGTGCCGTCCGGCCCATCTACCATCGTGATTTCACGGAACGGAATTGCCGAAAACACCATTGGATTGCGTTCGTCGCCTTCAATACACATCAGCACCATCGTGCCGGCAACCAAATCGTATAAACCTTCGGTCATTGCGATATCAAAATTGCTCAACGATTTATAGACATTTAATATCTTGGCCAATTCGCCTAATCGTCTGTTCGCTTCTACAATCCCAGATTCGGCGGCATTATCAAACATATACCCGACTTCAATATCTACCCAATCGGCATTTACCGGCGCAATCAGACCCTGCACCTTGTTCACAAAATCGTCGCAGGCGATTTCAAATGTTGAATCAAATATTTCATATCTGTGTTTGTTGCCTTGCGAATCCTGATATTCTTGTAATTCCGGATACCTGTCCGGCATACCATAGCGATAAATATCACTATACAACTTGCGAAACCTTTCTTTTTCCGTTTGCGCATTTGTATATTTTGCAAATAATTCTTCTATTCTTGTTGCCATGACATTACCCCAATGTACTTGTTGGCGCGGCCGTCGCGGTTGATTTCTTGAATTTTGTACCCATCACGCTGCTTGTACCCAATCCTGCGCCTAACTGCACGCGCATATTATCCACCAGCATTTTGCGCTGCTTTAACTCTTCTTTCTTTTCGGCTTCTAATTCGCGTTGTGCTTCGGCTTCGGCTTCGGCCGCTTCCATATTCGCCTTGCGTGTGGCCTTTTCTTGCTTTCGCTGTGCATATGCCTGCATGCCCAACGAACCGGCCGCCAGTGTCAGACCGATAATTGCTGCTGTTGCCCCCATCTTTACAACTCCTTTTTATACAAAAACGGCTGGTATCCTTGTTTAACCAACCATTTGTTATACCTGTCGTCCAATTCGCTGCCGGCAACAATATATGTTGCGTCCAGTTCGCGTGCCTTGCTTTCAATCGCGTTTTGCATATTGAAAAAACCGCGTACGCTGTTGCTGCACGCGGACAACACAACAAACTGCACATCACCCCACGCATCCATCTGCATGGCATACGCAAAGTAATATTCGTCTTCCAAAACTACGCGTGCGCCGCATCGCAACAGCCGTTCAAACCAATTTACTGTTGTGGCATGGCACGCTTTGCCAAACTTCTTGTTGATATACTCAACCCATTTAACAATGTCTTCGTGTTGTACTTCTCTCATATCAGAACCCCATCGCATTTAATTTTACCGTCTTCGGCGCGCGCATTATGCCCTTGGCGCGTTCTTTCATGGCGTATATCAGACAATCCACATAATCGTCATGTTCGTCCTGTGCGCCACCTGTAAATGCTTCACATTGACTGCGAAATTCCAGCAACCACGGCGCATATTCCGGCGTATAACAATATCCCGATTCCAAATCCGCGCTCATTTCTTGAAAACGCGTGTATTTGTCGGTCATTAACTCTGTACGCGTGCGTTTGTCCATATATGTCGGATACAATTCCGATATTGGCAATCCTTCACGGCGCAATTGCTGGATTAAACTTTGCCCAGACCCCTTGTTTTCAATCATTATCGCCGACACGCGCGTTTTGTATTTATCGTTGGCCGCCAAATAAAACTGCTTCAAATCGCGGCATAGATCCGGAAATATCACGCGGTTGCAATATCCTTCCAACAAATATAACTTTGTCCCGAATATTCCGCACAACAGAAACGCCGAATAATCGCCGGATTTCTTTTCTGTGAACGCCGTATCGGCCACGATAAACATCCGGTCAAACCGTTCGGGCGGGGCGCCATATGTCCTAAACCACTCTGTGCGGATCAGATTGCCGCCCTTGATAATCGGGTCTTGTTGATATTGCGCAAAGAATACGCTCGGGCTGTTTTCGCGCAAATCTATCAATTCGGCTGCCGACATCTTCTCTTCCCAAATCGCGCTGTCGTCTTCATTTAATGCCTTAAATTCAACGAAATCCCACGCGTTCGGCTCGTTTTCTTTTATCCACCCAACAATATCGCCAACATGGACACGCTGCATAATCAGCACGAACGGTACATTTGTCGTGTTATTGCGGCGTGATTTCAACACATCGGTATAATATGTGATACATGTTTCGCGCTTTACTTTTGTTGCACCGGCGCCCGGTTTTAACAAATCGTCGCAGAATATCGCGCCGCCATATTCGGCTGCGCTGCCGCCTGCGCCAAATCCGGTAATCGCACCGCCCAATGATGCCGCGCGCGTTTCGCCGCCGCCCAATATCTTCCAGTTTGCTTTGGCTTTTGTGGATTTGTCCACCTTTAACCCAAACAACGCTTGAAACAGTTCGCTTTCAATAATCGCGCGAACTTCGGCCGAAAACTTTAACACCAAATCGTTTGAATACGATGTGTATATGTTGTTGCATTGGCTGTTCACTGCGTATGTCCATGCCAAAAACAACTTTATAATTTCCGACTTTCCGTGTCGTGGCGGTATGGTTATGCACAAATTCTTGCGCTTATCGGTACTAAACACCAACGCTTCTAATTTTTTTATGATTTCCAAATGAAACCACTTAAAAATAAATTCGCGTCGCGACATGTAAAAATAGAACACCGTAATAAATAACTTAAAATCACATCGCAATAATTCGCGCGCGGCCACCGGATTTTTCAGCAGCATATTGATTTTATCGTTATTCATTGCCTGTCAACATGTCTTTCAGGTTTTTCAAAGTCCCGATGTTCAATTGTTCAACCGATCCAACATTTAACCCTGCGCCCAATTCGTCATCCGGAACAAAACCCAATAATTTTGCTTTCAACAACGATGCGCGCATCATTAAATTCGGACTGTTATCTTTTTTCGCGACCTGTCGCGCTTCTTCCAATTCGTCCACAATTTTATGGATAGACATGTTGGTTTCGCCACGAACGGTCGTTTTGATATCGTTGATTCTCGCAACAATATCCGGCTGTTTTCGCAATTTATTTGCCAAAACCGCCGCGCTGCTCGGCTTTGCGTCTGGAAACGCATCCAAATACGCTTCTTTTTGCGTCTTGCCGGCAACAATATTGGCGCAAAATTTCTCTTGCGCCGCGTTTAACGCCATTATTCTGTCTTACCGGCATCGCCATCCGGCGCATTGCCTGCGTCCGGCGTGGTATCTACCGCCGGTGCGTTTGGATTCGCATCGCCGTCCGGTGCGTTGCCGGTTTCGTCTGGTTTATCTGTATTGTCGCCATTATCCGCATCTGATTGTTGCTGCGCTGCAATTTCTGCTTCTTTTTCTTCAATGCGCAATTTTAATTTGTCCATACCCATTATTGTCGCATTTTTAACACCCAATTGTACCGCCTTTGCGCGCAACGCTTCCAATTCTGACACGGTATTGTCTTGTTTCTCTTGGATTTGTGCGGCTGTGATATTGAATTTTGTTTCAACCAATGTATTCAATTCGGCATTTTTACCCATGCAAATTGCCAATTCTTCTTCTGTAACATCGGCTTTGCGCATCCCCTGATGCAGGCCAACGCCGTGTTTGTACATTTTCAACAAATCCAATGCCACAACATTGTATGATTTTTTTTCCATTTTATTCACCTTCCTTTGTTGGTTCTTCTGGTTTTGGTTCTTCTTTTGGCGCGACATAACCAACGGCCATTTCTGGAAATTCTGGTTTACCAAATATCATTTCACGAATTGCTTCAATCTTATCGTTGGCTTCCTTCGCGATCGCTTCAATCTCTGCTTGGCGTTTGTGGTTGTTTTCATAAAACATTTCGGCATCTGCGCGCGTTTCAAAGCATGATTTGACTTTCGCCAGCATAACAGTGCCGACTGTTGGCTCTAACGCTACCGATATCCATCCGGCATTGTTGATCGTAAACTGGCGGCAAATACCTTCTTTTATTGCTGTGGCGATTGGCTGCTTCAAGTCCACCACAAAATATTTCTTTCCTAATTCCATTGTGTCGTCCTTTTTGTTGTATGAAAAAACCCCAGAAAACTGGGGTTTTATTTTTTACCATATTGCCATAGGGTAAAAAAATCCGGCATAACCGGAAACTTGTGTCGCGATTCTTATACACCGCTCGCGTGAATTATACCAATATCATACTGTCATTTTACACGATTTCAACAACTTTTTATCGGCCGCACTATAAAATGCCGGATTTCTGCGAAAAACACCCCTTATTTCACTAAACAATTTTACCGGCGTTAAAAATGTTTAGTTTTTGCGTTAATTTGTTTAATTCTGTTAAATCATATAATAAAAAACCTTGAAAAACCGCCCATCTTGGGCGGTTAAATCAAATTAAAAAGTTAATTGTCCGAATCACGCATTGCCGCGCAATTCTTTTGCGACTTCAATTATAACCTTCTTTTGGCGGCGGCGCACCCACACGCGCACCGGAATAATCGCTTCGGACTTTTCCTTGCGTGGCCGACCGCGTGGCCGCCGATGCAGCAGGGCGCGTGTTGCTTCTTCCACAAACACATAACCGCGGTCATTTGTTGGTATCACGCCGCGGCGGCAGTACGCACAAACCCACTCAATACTTTTACCAATCCGTCGCGCAAATCTACTTTTGGACTCAATCACAATTACCCCCTTGATTTACAATCTTGCTGATTTCTTCAAATAAATGCTCCACCAAATATGCCAACGCTTCGTCGTTTCTGTATTCCAGCAATATACCGCATCGTTCGCACACCCAATTCGCAATATGCACGCACTCATGCGCAATTTGTGCCGGCGTAAAGAAATCCGGCTGATAATATAAAATCTGTGATCCGTACTCAAAAACGGCTTTATAATCGGATTTGTATTTTTCGGGCATTTTGTCCGACACATCAATCCCCTGATTGTAAATTGGTATTTTTATGCTTTGTTTCATATTTTTATTCCTTGTGTTATTGTAGCAAATCAACGACTTGTTTAATGCTTGCTTTTTCGTCATCCGTATCGGCTTTTAATATTTCCATTTTGGAAAAATCCCCGAATTTTGCTTTTTGTAAATCAGAAACCAAAGACGCACCGATTTTTATCATGCCGTGGTCTTGGTCAAAAAATTCGTTTAATATCTCGTCAATGGACATATTTTCTGCGTCCCAGCCACCCAAAGAATCTTTGATTTCGTCTTCAATTTCGTCTTGGACAAATGGGTCGTCTAACAACTGCCGCAACTTGCGTAATTTTTCATTGTATTCGCTAATACAATTATTCAAACATCCAATAATTGAAATAGTCATTGTTCTTTGTGCCATGCTTTATCCTTTCTTTTTGCACCATGGGCATGCTTCACATTGTTTATGTGTCCAACCGCATTGGCCACGTTTGCGGCGAACGTCCTGTGGGGCGGTGCAAACATATTCTGCGTTTCCCATGTTTATGCCTTGTGTTTGTATTGTCCGTTTAATTTGCGCCACTTGCGCCGGCGGTTGACGCGCATTTTTTCGCGAATTGCAATCCACAGCATTTCATGTCGCTGCATCAGTGGCATATCCGGCAAAAAACCACACAAATGACTTACAATTTCGTCTTTCAATGCGTTCGCTTTATTTACATCAAACCGTTCAACGCCACACGCTACAATGTACATGTCGGCCAATTCTAATATCTTTTTATCTGCATCCGCTTCGTTCATAAATTCACATCTTTCTTCGTCAAATTTTTCAATCTGACCGACCAATGTTGCGTCTGGAAATGTCTTTTTGTGCCATTTACAGATGGTTTCCCATGTTTCTTTTCTATGCCACCACATCTTCTTCCCCCTTGTTATCGTCTTCAAAACTGATTTGTCCTGCCTTGTCGGCCACCCAATTGACCAGCGCAACCCATCCCAAAACCAGCGCAGCAACCACCAAAATAATCAGAAAATCCCACATCTTGCCCCCCCATCACAGTAAATTTGATAATTTGTCGCACATTTCCGGCACGGCTTTGCATCCATAAATAAACGCTGCTGCCGCCTGTAAATTATTCCGGCGATACGCCGAACGCATCACGCTGCGCAAATCGTGCGCTATCAAAAACGCGCCGATAATAACCGCGCCCGCACAAATGCCGCGACCGAATTTACGCAGTAATGCACGAACAATCGGTTTGCGGATTTTGCGCTTCAACCATCTTTCATATTTGCGAATCTGTCTTTTTGTAAATCCGGCTTGTAATGCTTCATGCTTTAAGAATTCCCACCCCGTAAACGGCTTTGAATTTATAAAATCCACCAAATCACTGTATGTTTTCTTGTTTTTCATTTTGCTCCCTTTATTTCATATCTGCTTTCAATAAATCCTGTACATACGCCCATATCGCACCACTTAACAATTCAACGCACTTGTGTGCCAAAGTCAGCGTTGGCGTCTTCGTGGCCGAATAAAATATCAATATCCATCGGCCGTCTTGTGGTTTTTCTGCTGATGTATGCCATAATTTATTCATTTAATTGCCCCTATGCTGCGGATGTCGCCACCGATTTTTTGCGCAAAATCTATCGCGTCTTGCTCAAAAATAAATGTGCCTTTAACACCCCCCCCCCACGATTACTTCATACACATATGCCTTGAAATTTGTCGGTTTTGTTGATGTTGTTTTTTGCTTCATTTTTTCCACCTTTGATTATTTTCATTGAAAATCTTGCCGCAATTGCTTGTGCGCCCCATATTGCGCCGGTAAAATCTTCGCTCAACACCTTCATGGCGGCCAAATCTTCCATGTCACGCACTGGATATTTGCCGCGCACGAATTGGCCACGAAACATACCGACAATCTCTATCATGCTGCCACCTTGTACTTGCCTTCGTCCCACGCCTTAACCACGCGCTCCACCCACACACGATACCCAACCGCGACATCAACTCGTTGCGACCACTCCCAGATTTCGCGGCCTTCAACCGTGTATCTTCGCGGGATACCGTTCGCCATTTCTTCAATTTTCTTTTGGTCATATGTTCGCGCTTGGTTTAACACCATGCGGCAAAACGCATCGTCTTCGCCCTTGATATAAAACTTATTGGCCAGTGTTTTACGATAACTTTCTATTTTTTTATGTGTTGGTGGTGTTGTTGTGCGCGCGTGCGCGGATGTTGTATCAACAACATCATCATTATCATATTCATTATCATATTCATTATCAGTTCGTTTTGTTCCTGTCTGTTCAACAAAATGAACATTTGTTCGTTTTGTTCCCGCTTGTTCGTTTTGCTGCGCCGCACGAACAACGCCGCTTTTCCGGCCGGCGGCTGCGCGTTTTGAACAAACATCGCGCCATTTTTCTTGGTCTTTGTCTAACTGGCCTTTGATAAACCGAAACGCCATTTTTACATCGTTCGGCAAATCCTTAAAATGTTCTTCAAACGCGTCTGTGTCGCCGTGGATTTCATAGTTAAATATCAAATCCAGCAACATCCCCTTCCTGTCCAGTGGCAAATCCTGCAACGCATCATAGAACGATGTGTATAACACAAAACTGGTTTTATCTTTGCTCAACATGACATCCCTTCCTTTTCTTCGTATTCGTGCCGGTATTTTTGTAAAACTGGCGGAAACACGCGGTTATTTTTTCTAATTTTTCTTTTTTCTTGTTTTCAATCTCTATTCTCTTATCGTCTATTTTTGATACCATCGCCACGCGTTGCTCTGTTGTTAGTTCCCCGACTGCCCACAACCGGTCAATAATCCCGATTGCGCGGTCTGAATCCTTGATATACAAAACAACCCTATGTTTTCTTGGTTTTGGCATCTTCGTCGTCTTTCTTTATCAATCTCACTTTTTTGAACGCCGGCCGCTTCAAACTTTCGTATTGGCGCGGCAGCAACCCCAAAAAATCCCTTGCTTCTTCGTCGGTCAATTTCCCGCGCAAACATGCGCGGATTTCGGCTTCTGTTTGGCTCAAACTGTACCGAAACATCTCGGTTTTTATGCTCTGTGGCATATTTACCCCCTGTACGGTATAACTCCATCGCCACCCAAAACCCAGCGCAGCGCGGCGATTTCACGCAATATCTGCATCAAAAGCGCTTCCGACATTGCATGATTGCCGGCATACGCATCATACTGGCGTTCCAGTTGATCAATCCGCGACTGTATTTCGGCCACACTGCGCATTTTAATCGTCTTCGCCATCGCCCAATCCTTTGTCAACAATCACTTCAATACGCAACATGTCCGAAATACTTGGTTCTGATGCCGACATGCGCATCGCCATCACATATCCACGAATTGCCAACAACGCCATTGTGGCAATGTCTTTTTCTTCTTCTGGCGCTGCGGCGTTCTTTTCGGGCGCATCTGCTGCGTTTAATCCTTGCGCGGCATTTACCGCCGATTTTTCTTTGCGTTCATATACTCCGCGTGGCATTTTCCTTGCTCCTTTCTTGTTGTTCCATCATTTGTTCTAAACCGTAATTAAAATCCAAAACAAACTGCTGCCATATATATCCGGCTTTCTTTGCCGTATATCTGGCGGTTTGCAGATTTTCGGCCACAATCATATTGCGCATAACTTCGCGGATTTTTTCGTCTGAAACCGCGTCAAACATGCGACGCGCTGCCAATCGCTTATCAACGGCTATTTCTATTGCCGACACGCCACGGTTATCCCCGCGCGCTTCCGTCATTTCACGATGCGTATGATCAAACGCACGCGCACGAATTGCGCCGACAAACCTGACTTTATGAAAAACTGAAAATTTACCGCGCCGGAATAACCCTTCCGCGCGCCACTGTTCAATACGCACGGGGTGCAAAATATCTAATATCGGGCGACTATCCGTCAACGGCAACTGCTGTGCCGGTATGTGCGACGCACCTGCTGATTCCGATATATTCTTGATTTTGGTCATCCTTTCCCCTATGGCTATGACCATAGTGTAATATATATCCTACAAGAAAGCAAGAAAAATCTGTAATATAAATCCTACACGAATAACAAAATAAAAACGCGCCGGCATAAAACCAGCGCAATTACGGCAAAAAACAATTTACATTACAATCCTTTGGCGGATAATATTTTGTCTATTTTGTTTGTGCAAACTGCTGCGGCTGCTTCGCCCGCCGCTTTTAACGAGTGTTCATTTATGTATTCTTGGCTTACCATCTGATTTGCTATACAATCGCAAAAATCCACGCCGGATGATTGTTTGATCAACATGTTTTCTGTATTCCCCACGCTTTTTATACAATATGCATAATATTCCGTATAAGAAATCCGTATTTTTTTATGTTTCGGACGGTTTTCAAATATCAAGGTCAACAATATCATAAACAAACCAACACACAACATTGCCCCAATTGGTTTCAATATCTCTTTTGCGTCCTGTTTGAGTGCAGGGGTTATTTTTAATTTGCCTTGCCTTCGCGCAAAAACCATCCATAAAATCAATGCGGCCGGTATCGCAAACACCACCAACGGCCCTTCTATGTTTGCCGGCAATTGGTCTCTGTAATCCAAACAGGCCGCATTTACAAATTCTATCAGCACCAACACAATAGTAGTTATCTTAAAAAGCTGCCTATAATCAATCTGCTTATTTTTATACTTTGTCTGTATGTATTTTGCTATTTTGATTAACACATAACCAAGCAAAATACCAAACGCAATTACAAACACCATTTTCATTTTTTGTTATTTTCCTTGTTTTGCTTTATTCCACCCTATGTAAAGGCATGCCATACCAAAGGCAAATCCAACCAAACCAAACTTGCAACAAAATGCCGCCGCCGCAGTCCAATAAATAAAGTAATACCAACCGTGCGACCATTGTTTTTTTGTATCAGAAAAATGCGTAATAGCCCAACGGACGGCAAACACACAACCACACATTATTGTTGCGGCTACCGTAAAAATAAACGCTTGATATAAAACGCTTCCTATCATTATACCACCCCAGTTTTACCTAATATCCATGCGCCAATTGCTATTATTGCAATCATTGTGGTCATAAAATCCACTATTATCACATTCCCACGCCGGCAAATTATGCGGCTTTTGAAATTTCTTTGTTTTTTTCTTTGCGCATCATCCGGATATAAACTATCACTTCGGTCTTTTCAAACTCGCTCAAACTGGCCAATAACTGCGACAATTCTATATCTGCGTCCGTCCGATCGTATATCAAATCTTCAATCTGTACGCCCAGCCCCTTGGCAAACTTTGATAATGTATCCAAGCGCGGCATGTTTTTTAATCTGTCAAATTGTCCCAATATGGCACGATTTTCCAGTTCACATTTTTTACATATTGCAGCATCAGAATTTAAGCCGTTTTTTTTCGCAAAACACCGTATGCGTGATTGTATTTGTTTGTTGTTTAACATTGTTTTTACCTTTGTTTTTATTTTACATCATTTACTCCTTTCTTTCCTGTAGGAAATATACTACACAATCTTCTTGACTATGTGTAGGATTTATCTTACAATAGTAATAGCCATAGGGGGATAATATGAAACCAAAATCTTTTCACTGTGATGTATTTGTTGTGTTTTTTGCCGGCGTTTTGGGGCTGATAATCGGCTCGGCTGCACAAAAGACACCGAACGAAACATGTATTTTTGATCCTGCGTTTAATCGCTGGGAATGCTGTGTAAATGTCGTTGATACAACACACGGCCTAAAATGCGCCACCGGACAACCGGTTCGTCTGTTGAATAATTTGTAATGGGGTGGCCACATGTCTTTTGATATAAATCGTCGTGCATACAACTCAACTTTCCGTCCGGTGTCCAAAAAACGCCTTGCACAAATGGCGGCCGGTACATGGAAACCAAAACCACGCAGGACCCTGCGCGCAATGTCCGCAAAAATGAA